ACATAGTGAAAACTATAAACTTTCAGCGTAATACAAATTGTTTACAGGATCAACCCCTTGTGAATAATGGAGATCAACCCCTCCTACCAGATGGAAAACACCATCTCGCATAACACCGCGTCGTTGTTGCGTTACGCTGAAACCGCCAAATCCTTACGTATAGACACAGAGGAACTCGCTTTGAAAATAGGCCAGAAACTCGTGTCTTCGAACACTGCTTTGACCACGGAATTTGAGAATGACCTAGTGAACAGTATAAATGAAAAGATATTAAATATAAAACAAATAAATAAAAATATATATCTTAATCAACGCTTAAGTGATGCTGAAAAAACTTCACTTTTACAAAATTTTTCCCCTCCTTATAAACTAGTTTTCTCTAATAATCCTACTGATATTGGTTCGCACAAATATTATCGAGCTTTGAATGAGATTGCAACCTTCCGTTGTTACGATTTGATTGACATGGACGAAAAAGTCCCCCCCGGATATGATATTCTTGTAAAAGAATCCGGTGCTGCTATAATGAAACTTGTCAAATATAATCGAAACGTACATGGTTGTACACCTAATCTCTGTCTCGATGATTCTTTGCGTATAACCAATACAGAACACTCGTTGCTTAGATCGTTAAACACTAGTGATAAGAAGAAAAACTTTTTAGCTAAACAATATTTAAACCGTAATCCGTTGTATAGATGCTTTAACCGTTCACAATACTGCACCATTAAATCTAAGTATATTGTATTTGCACATTCTTCCTACGATAATTCTATGTATGCTTTAGCCAATATAATGGATGCAGCAAACGCTGTTTTAGGTATAGGGTTTATTCATTATTCATCTAAAATAATCTCATCTTTGCGTAATGGTTCTGATAATGGTCTTAACTGGCGTACCATTTTGCGAAACAAAACTTACTTTATTGAGTTTTGGTTCGATAACGATTATCAGAACTCTTACGTACATAATTTAGATACATATTTAGCAATAATTAAAAATAGCACATGCACGTCCAGAAGGGGAGTTACGTACATCGTTCAACGTAGAGAAGAGCTGGGCGGTCTGCTTTTTTACAATATTATTAAACCGATAGTTGACATTCCGCGTAGCCATATATTCCGTCAACTTCCTTTCTCCGACGAAGATAATGTAATTATACATTATTATAAGCTTCAAAACGACGCCTCTAAGTTCTTTTATCATGAACTTATTCCTATTAAGTTAATCGTTCCAAAAAAATTTTTTGAAAAACTGTATTTTTACCTTGAAACTATGCCTGATGGTAAGTTTACCATCCAAAATGCTTTAATATTCGCTTCTACTTTAGCAAACCGTACCATTATCAACGGTTCTTACGTTTCGTCACCTTATAATTTAGACATTGAACAAGTTGATAACATAGCTTATGCAACTTATTTCATAGTTTACTGTAGACGTTATGATATGATCTCTGTCCTTTCCAAGTTGAAAGGATTTGAAGACCTGAAAAGAAACATGACGTTCTACAAGAGATTGTGTAATTTGTTTCATAATGTTAGGGACAGCATCATGTCGGTTAACTTTTCTAAATACAAACCCGAAAAAGTTCTCGAAGATGTTATACAAAATCTTGAATCAGAACTTGAAAATGAAGAAGTACTTACGTACTCGAAAAATGTTCTTCAGTGGCTTTGTCGTTTATGGCGGGTTAACCCACGGTATGATGTCCGTTTCTATCCGGTTACTAGAGTTGTGTCGATTGAAGAGGATATTGCTATGTCTAAGTCAGTTATTGACGTTTTGCCTGTTCTGGCTAACGACAAAGACGAAAATCTTCTTAAATATATATCCGATACACTGAACATAACTCGAGTTAAATCGGATGCTTGTAAAATAAATGAATGTAAGTGTAATGTGCCGTTGATTGAAGTACGAAATAACTTTTCCAACTTTTGTGTTTTTAAAGCTTTTTCAAATAGTTTAAATATAGATTTTAAACAACTTTTAAATATAATCGAAACTTCCGAAACGTTCCTAAATTTAATGCCAACCATGAAGATCAACGTCTCCAAATCACTCACGACCGGCGTTTGTGATCTTGAAATTTTTGAGCTTCTTGCTTTGGAATTTCATGTCAATATTTGTGTTCATACCGAAAGTTTCGACCGACTGTATAATGTAAGTTCTGAAATTACTAAACATTTCAAAATTACTGATAACCATTGTATTCAGTTGATTGAAAAATTAAATATGACGTTACCCACGTTTCAGTGTAAAAGCTACAGACCTTTTGTATACAATAACCCCAGTAAAAATATAGACTACTATTCCCAACTTAACAAATACCTGGAATCGGAAAACAAGAAAGAAATTAGATTTAAAAGTTTTTTGTATAAAATCGATAACATCTACCCTTTTCCTTGTAAATCCTTTTTAAAGTTGATGGAAATTGACATGTCTATGGGTCTAATAACCAGTGGTAACGTCGTCGAGTTATCAGCCGCCCCGGGATCGTGGATCAAGTACGTCGAATTATTCCATTCACAGTCTAACATTCTCTTTTCTTACTATTATAATGGTTTGAAGATGGAAATTGACTGTGAAGGCATGACGTGCTTGAACGACGATATTCAGGGAGATATGACTAACGAAGACGATGTTATTGAAATATTGGACAAATTGTACCTTGAGGGCTGTGCCGATACATTTTTGAGCGACATTGCAATAATGGACGGTGATGCTTTGAACGTTGAAATGTTTCAAAAGTACATCTACACCGTTTTTAATACACTGCCGCTCATATTAAACAGAGGTGCTAATGTCTTAATTAAAAGTTTTACCGAAATCGACGAAAAATTATATACTAGCCTGCAATACTTCCAATCGGTTTCTTTTGTTAAACCAAACTTTTCAAACCCTTTGTCTTCTGAATACTATGTAGTTATGAAAAATTTTGACCCTAATCATAATATAGAACATGAATTTACAAATATACATACCCCTATTTTGGAACGACAATACCTATTTTTAAAAAGAGCTAATGAGGGTCGTTTTAACGCTCAAAAAAATTTTGTGCTACCTTATATGTATAGTGTTGAAACTAAGGCAACGCATGAAGCTCTTGAACCTGTTGTTAAGATGGTTCCTGAACTTGACTTGGTAGAAACCATACAGGAATGTGATTTGTCCGTGGAAAGAACTTTTGAGAGCGATCTGCTAAACAGCAGTTCACGTTTTCAGTTTTCTAACACTGACAATGCTTGCCTGCGTGTGGTTGATGCAGACGTCGTGTCATTTAATCCGGATATTTTGCTCGTTCTTTACTCACATTCTATACCTGAGTTGGCAGGAGCAATCTATTCTACGGACTACATGATCGACGTATCTAACCTGAACGTCGAGATCGGACTGAAATGTACGGGTGAGCTTGATGTATTTGCTAGAATTTCATCTATTTTTAGTGCTTTCCATACTTTTAAATTAAAATATCAAATCGATGTCCGTAATCTGAATAATCCCGTTTCCGAAAAGAAGATCTTTGATTTGCTCGAAGAATACCAACACTCTAACGATATTATTCTTATTACGAACATTGATCCCACAGTATCTTCCTGCTCTTTGACAACCTTTGAAAAATCTATAAGTGAATACATTTCTTATTGTAATAATCTAAGAGCTGTAAATAATAATACTTACGCTTATTACTTTAATTCTATGCGTGTCTCTGATTATAAGCTGTCTACCACTATGATCGCTAATTTGAAGAATGACTCGCAAAATATATCCGTACGTATGGGTGAAACCTATGTGTTTAAACACCCTAAAGCGAAAGAAGACGGATATTCTCATTTCTTCAACGGTACCGAATTTTTGCCCGCCTCAGATCTTGAAAGCAACATCTTTAACCTGGTTGGAGATTACTGTCATCGAATGTTTGATAGTCAAATAACAAAGAAACTAAAACAAATCGACGTTAACAAACTGGGTGACGTACAATTCAAACTAATTCAGGGTGTTGCTGGTCACGGAAAAACTCGTGAGATCGTTAACAAACACAAGATGAAACTTAAATCTAACAGAGGAACTGCAGACTTGGTCCTATCACCGACTAAAGCCGGTAGACAGGTATTAATTAGTAGAACTGTAGCGCATAATAAAATTAAAATTAACAATATCGATCAAAATTATTATAAGACTATTACATCGTTTCTTATCAACGACAACAGATTAAATGTAAATAATGTTTTCGTTGATGAAGTGATGATGGTTCACTCCGCTTTAATACTCGCTATTGCTTATTATTCTAAGTCAAAATTTATTTATTTATACGGTGACACCTGTCAAATTCCTTTCCATTCAGCCTTGGGTGATTTTTCTTTCACTTATAATAACCCTTTGTCCCTTTTTACTATCAACGAAGTACGAGAAAAATCCTACCGTATACCTGCGGATGTCGCCGCTACTTTGAACGACATTTATTTTGAGAAACATTCGTCATTCGGTTTTCGTAAAGGTATTATAACTACCTCGGTTAAATTACGTTCAGTTAAAGTTGTAAAAATAAACTCAGTAAACGAGATGCTGAACTACTTTAACGATGACACCGTATACCTGACTTTTACGCATACGACTGAAAATGAGCTAAATAAACTCAAACGTGAATTTAATCCTCAAACTATTGCTGCGTACCAAGGGTCGGAGTCTAAACAAATTGCTGTTGTTCGCACTAGTTTCTCACCTGCTGAGAAAATATATAATGATATACACCTGTGCGTTACGGCTTTAACAAGACACACTGACTCCTTCACCTATTATACAACATGTACGAACGATGCATTGACGCGCTTTGCCGAAAGTGCAATGGCTTTCACTGACTACAAAATAAAAGGGTATTCAACAAGTTTAAACGTTGCTGGTACAGAAGTTGATGTTCTTCCATTTATGGAAAACACTTCAGCTGTTAAGAAATTTTTCGTTTCTACTAACAAAATGCCGGATAAATTTATTTTGGTGGATCATGAAAGCTACGGCACCGAACGCGAGCTAGTCAACGCTGTGCATTCGTTGAGCTTAAAAACTCGTAAACAAATAGTCTTGCGTAAAGGGGTGTTTAAAAAATTTGATATGAATATGTTAAAGAAAAATTTTTATAAGTACGCCCCTTCTATAAAGTCAATTAAAGTTAAAGTTAGTTCGGTATCCTTTGATGAAAACCTTGAAGTAAAGGATATCGTTGAAACTTACAAGTGTACGAATGTTATTCAAACTAGCGTAACGGAAAAATTAGAACAAATTGTAACCCCGTACTTCCCTGATATTCCTAAAATTACTAACTATATTGAAGTTTCACCTTCAATTGAAATGTTGCAAACCTTCCTTAGTCACCTGTTTCCCCAATGTTGTTTTGTCAACACGTCTTTGGATTCGACTTTTGTACATTCTTCTGATGTTGAATATACTTTATCCAACATGAGTATATGTACTTTAAAGGACATTCCAAAGATGCAGAGATACGACAAATTGCGACCGGTACTATCAACCCCTTGCCCTAATATAAGAGACTGCACACAACGAGAAATTATTCTTGGTGTGCAAAAACGTAACCTTAACCCTCCTGAACTAATTTTAAACTCTTCGCCCGACCATTCCTCCGATCATCTTTTGCAAAATTTTTGTGGTAAGTTGTGTATAAAAAATTTTGAACTGGTCATTAACGAAATGGAACCTCTTCGAGTTACTTCTGAATCGGTGATTTCCTGGCTTGAAAAACAGGACCGGGTCGTACTTAAGATGATACAAAATGAAATTCCCTTTTTTCTTTCGTCTTTGTCTGATTGTGCGTTATCCTTGAAACGTTCACCTAAAATTCGAATAACCCAGGACGCCGTCGATGTATATGACTCAGTTCAAACCATAACTTACCACCCTAAGTTTATTAACGCCTACTTTTGTTCATTGATAGACCAACTTCAGGATAGAATTTTGAATTGTCTTTTACCGTATATAGTTTTTAATACTAAACTTAACTTAGAAGAATTAGATCGTATTTGCACACGTAAATATCAGCAGTATAATAAGATTTATATGTTTGCCGGTGACGACTCCCTTTTGGTCAATAACTTTAACTTTAAAGAAATGGATATGAGTAAATTCGATAAGTCCCAGCTTCTTTTTGCCTTGGAATTTCTATGCAAGTTATTTGTTAGATTCGGAATGACCACCGCGGACTCACAACTGTACTTTGAAATGATGTACTTTCGTATCTGTCGTGATCCTTCCAACAAAGTAACCATGTATTTGACCCCGCAAATGGAATCTGGATGCGCTGCTACTTTTTTGGGTAACACTTGTTTTTGTGCTGCGGTTATCGCGTCGTGTATTGAATTTGATACTTTTAATTATTTACCTCAAATGTCAAAATTCTCCTTAATGTTTAATCTGGAAACCAAGGAGTTTGACTTTAAGTATCCGTACTTTTGCTCAAAGTTTTTGGTTATCTCAGAAACAGAATTTAAATTCATTCCTGACCCTTTGAAAATAGCAATTAAACTTGGTCGTCGTGACCTTGTAAATTATGTACATATGCAAGAGTTCCACACTTCCCTTTTAGACTTGATTGCCGCTTACAACAACTCTGTTGATCTTGAAGTACTAGCTGCTGCGATTTCCGAACGTTATTCTTATCCTTATAATTGTACTTACCATATTCGTAATTTAGTTTCTGTTATTAGAGATAAAAATTTATTTAAACATTTATATTTTACTCTTCCGGAAGACATACTAAATTCTAAACTAGAAAAATTTCCTGATTACTTTTAAATTAAATTTGCTTTACTTAATTAGATATACTATAAAATGTCGCCATTGAGAGTTTTTGTGCTGAGTTACCTCGTTTCTTTTGGTCTCTCTGAGTTTACAACCTTGTTAGGTAATTTACCTGACGAAGTTTTGGAACAGATACAGGTTACTGAGGATCGTTACAGAACCTTTCTTGACTATTATGACACCGCCGATGTAAAAGCCTATGACCTTTCGTGGGCTTCGAAATTTTTTAAAGATCCTGTGTGTCATAATGGTTGGGTTCTGCACCTCCTTAGTAACTCTGCCTTTCGGGACGAATACTATTTGTGTGTTCGTACCGAGGGAAACAAAAAGAGACTGATTGAGACGACTCAACTCAGGTTTTCTGACCAACAGCAATGGATTTTTTCCGATGCAGATAACCAAGTTGGCGTTATCGTCCTTGAACTTGATATTCCAAATAAATATATCTTTTACAAGGACGGTGACGATCTTTATATGACGACTCCTATGTGTATGTCTAACCATTATTATCTTACAGACGACAAAATTTTTCCACCTGAACCTCCTATAGAAAATAAGAAGAATTTTATTAAATACTTTTATACTTATCAATGTAGACCCGTGCGTGTTCATAATACGCTAAAACAACTGCCTATCGAAGTTAAGTGGCGTGTCGCAGGCGGTCAGGGTTACTCACCGGAGTATGTTGTGTTCCTTGAGGACGCGTTTAAATCAAACTTACTTCGACAACTTGATCAGGATGCTTTTGTTCCAACGGACAACCTTTATTACTCTCCTGATTATAATGTAACCATTATGGACACTCCCTCTGTCTATGCCGTTAAGTATCTCAACCACCTTCCCGATTATGAAATAATATACTTTGAGCATATTACTTCCAATTTCTTTTTGGACTTAATTGAATTCGTTTTAGATCGGGTTATTTCTTTAATTGTAACTATTTTATCTACTATTTTTAACTTTGTTTTAGAAAAAATTAATCAATACGTTTTTTCAAATATTCCTTATTATTTTAAAAGTTTTTATGAATTTTTCTTTTCCCTTGATCCCTATGTAAAATTTTTGATTATGTCGTTTGTTTTAATTTACATTAAAACTACTAAATTTATTAAAACTATTTTTCTTGTGTTTTTGCTGACTTTATTTACTTATAATAAATTAACTTAAATTTGCCTTCGTTAATTACAAATACAATTAGATACACGATGTCGCAGCGTAAACAAGCTATTTCTTCAGCCGTCAGGAGAACCACTGTTCAGCCAGTGGTTGTGAAACCGAAGGGTCGTTTGACTTCTGTCCGGAACAAGTTTCGGAACTCTGTTAAGTCTTTCGATCTTACATCTTTTTACAACTACACGCTTAACGTTGTTAGTGATCCTACGTTTCTGCTGCTTTATTGTCTCTCTATTTATATTTGTTACGACTATTCTAATTCGCATGACAAGTCGCATATTTTTAAATTTACTAAAAATCTTGTTACGACTTTTCCTTCATTGTCTGCGTCTGCTTGTGCGGTCTATAATTGGATAGTCGCTTTTATTCCTTTCCTTCCTGTTATTCTTACAGTACCGCCTAAGTTACGTATTCCTACCTTTATAGGTACTATATTATATTATAGTTTTATTCCTGAACGTACAGTATATGAATATCTTATTCATTCTGTATGTATTTACTTATTTATTCGTACTCGTAACCGTTACTTTAGAATTTTAAGTTTATCCTTATTATTTTTAAGTTATGTAATGCAATTTGCTATACCTTTGCCAGCAAATTCAGTTTTAGTTTGTAATTCTACTACCTTTAAATAATTCAAAATTTAAAATTACAACTTTTCCTTTAATTTTTTGTGGTTTTCTGTCAGTCTTTCCACGCTTTTTCTTTAGACTGTCAATCAGGTAACTTTATCACTTATCTGGAGTTTTACTTTATTTTTTGCTTAAAAATTTACTTTATTTACCATTTTAATTTCTCTTCTTCTTCTTCATCTTTCGATAAAAAA